TTATCATAGGAATCTTTGATGTGTCTATTTTAACACCTTCGATTTTTGGTTGTATTGTTTTAAAAGGTTTAAATAATTTTTCAAATTCTTTTCTAAAATCTTCACGTTGTCCATAAGTTCCATCGTTATATGTTTTGATATTAACTTCATGAAAAAGCGTCTTTGTGAATAAATTTTTATTTTTATCACGTATTTTTTGTAATAAATCTATTATAACACTATCTTGTCCAGCATATGTGTGTTCTAACAACTCTGTAAATAAATATTTAATTATGTTTTTTTGATTTTCTTCTGAATGATTTGTGATATCATTTAAAATAAAATTTAAAAAACTATCAAAATTACCTCTTGTTTTTAAGATATTTTTAATCGTTGCTTTGTAATTACTATTATCCATACATTTAAAATTAAAATCTTCTGTTATACATTTTTTAATAAGATTTTTTACTAAAACTACTATTGAATTAATATTTAAGTCAATTACTTTTTCGTCATCTTTTAATGAATCTATTGTGGCAAATTCATAATATATTTTATCTACTATCGTTCGTTTATGAACACAATAAACTATATAATGTCTCCCTCCTTCGGCAATTAAAAAACATAAAACTCCATTTGGATTATCTCTTAATTGCTTAATTTCATTATTAAATTTTTCATCAGATATAAATACACCACAATATATATAATTTAACTTGTCATTTTCATTTTCAATTTTACTTATATTGTCAAATAAATTAATTAAATTTGTTGTTGTCACAGTCACAGTAATGTCATATAAATTAAGTTTTTCTAAAACATCTTGATTATTCGCAAAATTTAATTCATTAATTTGATGCTTTTCTCCACTATAAATTTTTTTAGCTTCCTCATAATTAATCCCCTTTCTTTCTAATATAGCTTTATGTATTTCAGCATTTTTAAAGCCATTCATGTTCACTCTAATATCTTCTAGAACATCCCATAATTTTTTTTTATATTCATCTTCTGTAATTTTAATACTTTCAATACAATTAACAGCTGGATCAGTAAGACACGAATCACCAGATGTACTCCCTAATTTATCTTTAATAATTCTAATATTCGTTAATGAATATCCGCCACATAATCCTTCATCGCCATTAGCTTTTTGATTTGCGATTATGTTTGTTGTATCTTTAATTATTATTTCTTTTGATGGTTCTTCTTTTGATGGTTCTGGTTTTGGTGGTTCTGATGCTGTTGGTGGTGGTTCTGATGCTGTTGGTGGTTCTTTTGATGATTCTTCTTTTGATTTATATTTAAATTCAATTGGAATATTTTGGGTATCAATTATTTCTTGAAAAAATTCACGGACTTGTTTATATAAATTAATAATGTCTGGTGTTATTTCATTTCTATAATCTGTTTCACGCTTTAATTCGCTTTGAAAATTTTTATTAGATTTTATTTTTATACATAGATCAAATATTAATCCATTTTTGTCATTACTAATACCTAAACACTCAAGTCTTGTAATTTTTTTAGATGATGGATTTGTAATATTTGATAATGTAATACATCCACCTGGAATACATTTTGATATTATTTCCGACTTATTACATGAATATGGACAAAATAATTTAATATATTTATGTAAATTTTCAAATATTGTGTACGCTTGGCTAAAATTAAGTGTTTCACCAGCTTCAAAATTTGGCAATTTATTATCTTTTATACCGTCTAATATCATGTCAATGTCTTGTTTTCTTTTTTGAATATAATTTATATTTATTTTAGTAGTTCTACAGTCTTCACGATCATCTGGAATATAAATTATATTTGAAAAAAATTTATAATTTATTTTTTCTGAATTTATTTTTCTTTCCTCTTCTTCTTTTCTTTTTCTTTTCTCTTCTGTTGATGGTTCTGGTTTTGGTTCTTTTAATAATATTATTTTTTCAATTATAGGTTTAAAAATTTCGTTGTAAATTTTTTTTAAATCATATCTTTCGGGCATTATTTCTTCACTTTTTTTTTCTTCACTTTTTTTTTCCCCACTGTTTGGTTTATAAAATCCAGAACCATTGTGAAACCACACATAATAATTTAATAATTGATTTATTAAAAAATATAGTGGAATTTTATTTCCATCATATGTAAAATAAACATCATAATAAATATTCTTTTTTTCACTATCATAAAATAAATCCGTTAGACCATCCAAATCTTTTAATGAAGCATCATAAATAAAATGATTTTTATATACTATTTTTGAACTATTAATATATTCTCCATATTTTTGATTTCCAAAATATTCAACACATATATTTATATAATTATAAACATTTATACATTTATATAATTGTTCTAGAGGAATGTTAGTTTCTTTTAATTTTAATAAATCTAAACAATTAATATTTTTTTCATAATTATATTGTATATGTTTATAATAAATTTGAATATTAAGTGTGGTTAATAAATTATCTAAATTATTAATGTCATATTTTTTTACATTATAAGACATTTTCTTTTATTATTATAAAATATTTAAAAATATAAAACTCTAGAATATTTACTTTTTTAATTGTTTTCTTTTACTTTTTCTTCGAGAACCACCTGATGGTTTTGATTCTTTATTTTCACTAATTGACAATATTTCACCAGTTAGTCTGTCTAGTATTTTAATAATATCTATTGCTTTTTGAATTGTTTCCTTCAAAGCATCAAAAGCTTTTCCATCATTTATGTTTTTGAATATTAAATTATATAATTTTTCTAACTCTTTAGAATTAGCTTCTAAATCTGAAATTTTACTATCTATATTTCCTAAAATTTCATTCTTTTTTTCATCGTCTTTTAATTCATTGATTTTTTTAACGATGTCTCCTATAATTTTATTATTAAATTGTTTATTAATATTATCGATATAATTTTGAGTTAAAGTAATTGTATCATCTAATTTGTTATCTAGAAAATTCTTTAACAATTTTTTAAGTTCATCGATTTTCGACTTTTCGACAGTGTCATATAACTTATTACTAATTTCATCCGCATCAGGTAAGCTTGTTTTTGATTCTGGTTCTGTTTTTGCTTCTTTTATTTCCGGTTCCGTTTCTTTTGATGTTCCTGTTTTTGCTTTCTCTTCAGCTTCTCTTTTTGCTTTCTCTTCAGCTTCTTTTTCTAGAACATAAATCAAATTATTAATAAAACCATTACATAATAAAATCATAATTTTAATTAACAGTATTTTTTGTTGATCTTTATTTGTACTACTACTATAATCATCACTTAAGTTTTGTATTTTGGTTTTAATTTGTGTATTACTAATTAATTTAATATTATAATTAAAAAATATATCTTTTAGATCCGCATCTTCATTTTTTATAAAATCTTTGATTACGTTCATTAATTTTTCATATATTTTTATGCTTGATTTACTTTTATTTTTATCATACATAAATTCACTAACATTAATATGTATATTTAAGTAAATTTTTAAAGCATCTATATTATCGATGTCAGACACATTTAATTCAAGCAATTTTTTCATTATATATATTTGTGTTCTTTCATCATTTGGACCACTGGTAAAAAATGAAATTTTTTGATTGAACAAATTTTGCTTTTCATTTGCTTCTTTTATTTCCGGTGCTGTTGATGCTCCCGATGCTGTCGATGGTTCTGGTGCTTTTGATGGTTCTGGTTCTGATGCTTTTATGACTTTATTAATAATTATTGCAAAATCATTACTTATATCTTCAATTGATTTTATTTCTACAAGTGTTTTATCTTTAAGTATCTTTTTAATCTCGTAATTGTCTTTACTGTCTTTACTTTCTTTATCGGCTGGATCGGCTTTTTTAAACTGAAAAAAATGATCCAACATACAATATATTAAATAATATAATGGAATTTTATATTCCTGACTACCATCCGTATATTTCAAAAAAACATTATAATAATAATTATAAGTGCCGTCATAAAATAACTTATTTAAATTTTCTAATTGATTTAGAGGTTTAACATTAAAATAATTGGTTTTCATTGATTTGTTTGTACTTAAATCTTTACCTTTACCGAAATAAAATGTTGCGATATGTAAATAATAATAAACATTTATACAAGTATATGAAATATTATTATTTGTATCTATTTGACTTAATTTTATTAAATCAAGAGTATTAATATTTAGAATTCTCGGGTAATTTCCGTTAATAAGACTTGTATATTGTGTTTTAATTTTAAGTTTGTCTAATAAATTATCAACTGAATTAAATATAATTTTATTATCAGTCATTTTGGTTTTAATATAAAATAACAAAAAAAATATATAATTTAATTATTCCATGCGATATTTGTTTGTGGGTTTAATTGTTGATTTCCAACCATAGGAGGAAGATGATTACCGAATGGTGTTGTTAATGGTTGAATTCTGTTTTGTAAATGAGTATCTTTATAAATTTTAGTTCCATCATATTTGGCGATAACCATAGTTCCATATCCACGACGATTTGACCATCCTCTATTTTTTTGAGATTCATTTTCGAAATCTACTTGAGCATAATAAGACATGTTAGACATTGTTTTATTCTATGATTAGAAAAAAAGTATTAATAATAAAATCTAAAAATATCTAATCATATACAAATTTATATAAATATTTATATTTTTTTTTTAATTAAATTTTTATAACCATACCAACATGTTTTAAGTGAATTAGGAAGTTCAGGTAAAAAAATTAATTTATTATTGAAACACATTAGACATTCTAAATTTTCTGGAAGTTCTGGTAATGAAGTTAATTTATTATTATAACACACAAGTTCAATAAGTGAATTAGGCAGTTTTGGTAGTGAGGTTAATTGATTATCATTACAAATAAGGTATTTAAGTGAATCCGGCAGTTTTGGTAATTCAGTTAATTGATTATCATTACAAATAATGGTTTCAAGTGAATTAGATAGTTTTGGTAATAAAGTTAATTTATTTTTCATACAAAATAAATACTCTAATGAATTTGGAAGTTCTGGCAAATTTATTAATTCAAGATTATAACACAAAATATTAACTAGATATTTTGGTAATATTGGTAAAGTTTCTAATTTTGTTCCAGATAAATAATATAAATTAAAATCTAATACATTATCATAATCTTCTATTTCCTCAAATGATTTATAAAATACTTGACCATCTGGTTTCCTAGGATATTTCTCTGATTTATTTTTTTCAAGATTATATGAAACGAACATAGTATTTTTTCTATTATTATTAAGTTAATCATTTAAATCAAATTTTTAATCACTATATAAAAGGGAACCCATTCCAGAACGAATTAATAATAAGTTATAATTAAGACCATAAACTCTGACATTTGAATCAGACAATCCCGCTTTAAAAGTAAGCCTTATTTCCTTAGCATCAATCCTTGAAAAATTCGCCGCCCCATTAGGTTGACTTGAATCTTCAGGTTTAATTGAAAATGAGTAAGTATATATATGAGATGATGGTCCTCGTGTATGATGATAATAAGGTTGAACTAATCTGAAATATTTTCCTTTTCTTTCTTCAATACGATCTTGACCATTAAAAGTGATTTTAACCATATTAATTGGGTCATTTTTTGTTGCTAAAGGATTTACAGTATCACTAAAATTAAAATGGTCATTATCTTCAATATATCTCGTTAGTTGTGAAACCCAAATTAGTTCTTTAACATTGAGATTAAAGTCTAAATTAATGTTTAATTCACTACCACCTTTAAGAAATGATGTATTACCACTAAATTGGACTTGGTCAATTAAATAACTGTGTGTAGATTGTGCGAATTTCTTTCTTTCATCTTGGTCTAGAAAAATAAAATCGCCATAAATACGAGCATCACTTATTTTAAAAGTTTGTGATGGAGTATCATTAGGTTTTGTATAAACTATTTGTGAATTTTTTGTGTTAGAATTATTTACTTGAACTTTTCTAGGAAAACCAGAAACAAGGTCTGTTATTTCATCAAATGTTCCATCTTCCCAATAAATTAATTTACCAACATCAGTTGAATCAAATTCCGCACCAGTTGTAGTTGTAATTATATCACCAGATTTTGAAGCTGTATAATTATTATTGGGTCCCCATGTCCACATTTCTGAAAAATTTCTGAATCTGACAATTATTTTAACATCATGATATTGAAGTGCTACAAGTGGTAATGATAAGCCTATATTACGACAAAACCAAAATTGAAGAGGTATAAATACTGTTATTGGTCCCGTTTCAGTTGTAAATGAATCATATTTTGAAATCATATTATAATAATTATCTTTTTGTGATGAATCCAAAGCTAATTCAGACCATATTTCAAGCCATTCACCATAATGTTTATCTATAGTACTTTCACCAATTTGTATTTCTACTTCACGAATTATAGCATGTCCTATACTATTTACCCAACTAATTGTATTATTATTAGTAGCTGTAATTTGAGGTAAATCTACTTCAATCATCAACCGATGTAATAAATCTCCGTTTCTACCAATTTTACAAACAACTGTTTTTCCGAAATCAATATCACCTTCAAAGGTTTGTCTTATTGATTCAATTGAGAAATTAGTATATCTTCGGTAAACTATTTTAAAAAAAGTTGTTTGTGGATTTCCTATTAAATATAAATCTGAGACTCCATGAGCTACTAATTCCATTAAACCACCTCCCATATTTTATTTTTATTAATTCCTTATTTTCAAATGAGATACTTTTTTTACAAAAATATTCCCCGAAATGCTTTAAAAAAAATATCAATAACACAACATTTTTATAAATAAAGTTATTATAAATGTTTAAATATAATTCTAGCGAATATTCACTATTTTATTTATGTTATTCGAATATATTCTAGATTATGACATATATATAATTTAATTAGAATATATTAAATTGTTAAATCTGGTAAAATTTCATTTGAATCTAGAGATGAAGAAGAACTACTTGAATTTTTAAAATGTCTCATTTTACTATCAAAAATTGTTCCATCCGCATGAATCATTGTATCAAAATATTCATCTGATGGTTGTAATAATGGAGAACCATATTCTGATACATCATCAATTGAGAATTGGTCAATAATATCTGCTAATAAATATCGAATATCATTCATATCATTATCAGAAATCATTGAACTACCATTAATGTACCATTCTTTTAAGACATCCGATTCAAGTAAATTATTAATGTATAATTCTTCGACCGAATTATATATGTTAATATGTTTATTATTTATATAATGATATGATAATACATCTAATATATATGTTTGTGAATCATTAGATAAATCATCAACAATAAATGGATAGTAATATTTAGATAAATATTTAATACGCTTTTCAAAATTATTGGGATTTTTTGAAATAAATACATCAGTCATAAAGCATGTAATCATTGATTTTAATTTTAGATGATTAGCGACAATTTTAATACGATTAATTGTATAATTAAAATTAAGATTATTATTTTTACTAAATTCATCTGTGATAAAATCATGTAAAAATTTGTGTTTTTCTTTAATATCTGTAGTTCTAGAAACATTAATTAATTTACAAACTTCTAAAGGTAATAATGAACCTCCTTTATCATTTGGAATCGTGAAATTATTTGTTTTATTTGTAAATAATGGGTGTGGTTTAAAATTATTTCTCGGTTCTGGACTATATCTTTTGAATAATGGTGATGTATTTCTAGGTGGTTTTGTTTGTAATTCAGTTGGATGTACAATTTCCATAATTTTATAATCTTTATTTTCATTTTCAATAACAATTTCAAGATTGCTTTCTTCATTTTGAAATAATTCAGGTTCCGGTAAATTTTCTAATTGTGGAGAAAAACTTAATTCTGGACTAGGTGGTAAACTTGATGGTGGCGTTGAATTACAATCATTTTCATTTTCTAGAGGTTTTATTTCATTTTCTTGAGGTTTCACTTCATTTTCTTGAGGTTTTACTTTATTTTTATTTTCTAGAGGTTTTATTTCGTTTTCTAGAGGTTTTACTTTATTTTCAATTTCTAGAGATGGTGTAATATCAAATGTAAAAGAATCATTATTAATTGGGGATTCTATTTTTTTTTCAGATGGTGGATGACTTATTATATAATTAATCATTTTAATATCTGAATTATTTGACAAAGATGATGTTGAACCACATGATTGACACTCCAAATTGAGAATTTTATTT